GACGTAACCCGCCTCAGCTCTGGTGCTGCTGCTCGACCGGGCAGCCAACGAGATACGCCAACAAGAAGGAGAGACCAATGGCTGAACTAGCCCGCATGAGCCGCCACCCGTCAGACGCTGCCCTCACCCAGGCGGCGGGCGGTGACTGGCTCAACCAGGCAGCCTGCCGCAGCCAGCCAGCGTTCACCGACCAAGACCCGGACGTCATCACTGCCGCCTGCAGCCGCTGCCGTGCCGCAGCCGACTGCGCGAAGCTCGGCAAGCTCGAGCTCGCCCGGGCGCTCGGGGATAAGTCAGACCGAGGCGAGCAACGCGTCTACGCAGGCCACCAGTTGCGCGACCTGCTGCTGCTCGCCAGACGCGACACGGCAGGACGGAAGGCCGCCTACCAGGCGCTCGACACCACACTGCAACGGGCGGCCGGGTTTGACACGTTCGGCTACAACTGCGGGTGCTGCGGCCGCTCAGTCGACGCCTGCACCTGCCAGCAAAGCCCGGCGTGCAGGGAGGCGAAGAAGTGAAGCCCTACTACGAAGACGATCACGTGACGCTGTACCACGGCCCAACGAGGAACGAAGACATGATAGAATGTAACGCATGGCACTCAGTGGAGCAGAGCGGCAGAGGCGATACCGGGCTCGGCAAAAAGGAGAGGATGTGCCCGAAATCCCTCGCGGCCCGATTGGCTATAAGCAGTCAGATGAGCACATCGAGGCTCGGAAGCGGTACGGCGTGGATCACCACGCCTGGGCCGGGGACGCGATCTCCGTCAAGGGTGGCCGTAAGCGCGCCCAGCGGATGTACCCGGACGCAAAGCCCTGCGAGTCGTGCGGTTCATCAAAGTCTGAGCGACATCACAAGAGCGGAGACACGTCGGACAACTCTCCGGAGAACATCGCCTTCCTTTGCCGCAGGTGCCACATGCGAGAGGACGGTCGTCTAGATGCCGTCCTTCGGAACCCCTACATGGGATCAAGCACTTCTAGCTAAGGCGTACTACTCGGACGATTCCGTCGTCCTACTGCACGGCGACTGCCTCGAACTGTCCGACCTGTGGACCTGCGCCGATGTGCTCGTAACCGACCCCCCCTATGGGATGGCGTTCGACTCGGGGTGGATCCCTGGCCGCACGCGCCCCATCGCCAACGACACGACCACCGACACCCGCGATGCTGCGCGCGACCTCTGGGGCGACAACAAGCCGTGGCTCATGTTCGGCACATGGCGGCAGCCCCGTCCGCGCGGCACCGAGGCCGTCCTCGTCTGGGACAAGACCGACGGCGTAGGTCCGGGGATGGGCGACCTCGGCGCAGCGTTCGGTACGTCACACGAGGACATCTACCTCGGTGGTCCGTGGCGGAAGCAGGCGGCCCGGCGCGGCTCCGTCATCCGCACCTCCTACGCGATGGGCAACCCGAGTGGCCTCGTTGCCCGCTCAGGGCACCCTACGCCGAAGCCGACCGACCTCATAGAGGTGCTGCTGTCTGCTGCGCCTCCCGGCACTATCGCCGACCCCTTCGCCGGTAGCGGCAGCACGGGCGTGGCAGCCAAGGCGCTCGGCCGCCGCGCCATCCTCGTGGAGCTGGAAGAGCGCTACTGCGAGATCGCCGCACGCCGCCTGTCTCAGGACGTGCTCAACTTCGAGGAGCCGTCATGACAGACCCTTACTACCAAGACGATCACGTGACGCTCTGGCACGGCGATTGTCTCGAAGTGCTCGCCACCCTGCCGGATGCGTCGGTCGATTCCGTCGTCACCGATCCGCCCTACGGCCTCGAGTTCATGGGGAAGGAGTGGGACGCCCCGTGGAAGGCGTCCGGCGTGGGGCGCGGCGTGCGTGTCGCAACGGAACGCGCCGACGAGATGACGCCAACCGGCGGCGGGCATACCACGTCGGCAGGCCCGTACCTCGCCGCACGGGTGGATTCCGTGCGCGTGGCTGGCCTGCCGTTCCAGCAGTGGTGCGAACTGTGGGCGCGTGAGTGCCTGCGGGTGCTCAAGCCTGGAGGGCACCTGCTGGCGTTCGGTGGGACGCGCACATGGCACCGCCTCGCCGTCGCCATTGAGGATGCCGGGTTCGAGCTGCGCGACTCCATCGCGTGGCTGTATGGGTCCGGGTTCCCGAAGTCGCTCGACGTGAGCAAGGCCATCGATAAGGCCGCGGGCGCCGAGCGGGCGGTGGTGGGGTCGCGCACTCTCACGGGCACCGCCGCTTCATCCAGCGCGCATGTTGGCAATCTGGCAGGGGGATCTGGCGTAGGTGCCGTGAAGGTGGTCGACGTCACCGCGCCCGCCACACCCGACGCCGAGCAGTGGCAGGGCTGGGGGACCGCATTGAAGCCCGCCTTCGAGCCCGTCGTCGTCGCCCGCAAGCCCCTCCAGGGCACCGTGGCGGCCAACGTGCTGGCCTGGGGGACGGGTGCGCTCAACATCGACGCGACGCGGGTGGCAACGACGGACAGCCTCGGCGGGGGAGCCAACAAGGGCATGACCGCCGAGACGCGTCACGAAGGGTTCGCTCGCCCGTGGATGCGCGATGATGAGGCCCGCGAGGCTGCGGCGGCACGGTCCCGCGAGAACACGGCGCGCGCACAAGCCCTCGGCCGCTGGCCCGCGAACGTCGTCCTCGATGAGCACGCGGCAGCCGAGCTCGACCGACAGAGCGGCGAATCGTCCAGTCGTGTAGGTAAGCCGCGAGGCGCCGCGCACGGCGAGGGCTGGGGCATGACCGCAACCGGCGCCGAGTACGCCGACACAGGCGGAGCGTCGCGCTTCTTCTACGTCGCCAAAGCACCCACCAGCGAGCGGCCACGAGTCGGTGGCGTCGCACACCCAACCGTGAAGCCGCTCGACCTCATGCGCTGGCTCGTCCGCCTCGTCACACCGCCCGGCGGCACCGTACTCGAGCCGTTCGCCGGATCGGGCACCACCGCCGAGGCGTGCGTCCTCGAGGACTTCCGGTGCATCGCCATCGAGCGGGAGGCCGACTACCTGCCGCTCATCGTGTCCCGACTCGACAAGCCCGTCCAGCAAGGGCTCAACTTCGGAGACCCCGCATGACCCGCACGCTCCCCGACCGCGCCAGGCGCAACGAAGCAATCGCGATCTGCGAAACCTGCCCAGTCAAAGCCGAGTGCCTGGCCGACGCGATGGCTGCGGAGACTTGCCGAACCACCAGCCGAAGGCAGGGCATCTGGGGCGGCAAAACACCCCAGCAGCGGTACGCGATGTACAGAAAAGAGGTCAAACGCAATGGCCGGAAGAGTGCCTGAACGATTCGTGCCCCTCGTGGTCGACGCCTACATCGAGCTGGCCAACGTCCACCCGATGGCAGAACTGCTCTACTACCGCATGCTTCAGTGGGCCAAGGCGCACCCGAAAACCGAAGGTGTGGTGCCCGATATTGAGGCCCGCGGCGCCCTCGCCAGAGGCATGAAACCGGGCGTACACCTCAAAGAGTTGAAAAATGCCGGACGAATCGTGGAGGAACCAGAGGGTTGGTTCATCCGGGCATGGTTCACATTCAACCCCACGAAAGCTGAGGCTGCCGAACGCCGACAGACCCGCACAGTTGGCGCCCATATCGCGAACCACAAGCAGGGACGCCACAAAACCAAGGTTGACGCGTGCCCGCTATGCTATCGCTCCAGCGAACGCTCCAGCGACGCTACTAGCGACGCTCCAGCGAGTCGCTCCAGCGACGCAGAGCTAGAGAGCGTTAGCTCTCTAGCGAGAGCTAACAGCTCCCCTACGGGACGCCCCAAAGGGGGCGCCCTACGGGGAGCCGCCCTGTGGCACACCTACACCCCGCAGCACCACCCGACGCAAGACCAACTCCGTGACGGCACCCCAGCCGAGCGGCTACACCTCGGCTGGCCCTTCGACCCAGACAAGCCATGGCTCGGCGGCTACGAGGACAACGGCCGCATCTGGCGCACCTGGCAGATGCCACCCTGGTCACCACACAACCCAGACCGCCCACACGCCAACGCCGGCACAAAGAGCGAGACATGATCACCATGCACGCCGAACCACTCACCACCGCACCACACGACGACGCCGCCGAACAAGCAATCCTCGGCACCGCCCTAGCAGCCCCAAAATCCACTCTGCGGGCCGCGCAACCCCTCACCGGGGCAGACTTCTATCAACCCGCCAACGGCATCATCTGGGACACCATCACACGACTGTGGGACACCACCGGGCAAGCCGACCCCATCACCATCGCCGACGAACTCGAACACCAACGCGGCACCAATGGCCGCAGCATCCTCGACACCATCGGCGGCCGACCACACCTC